TTCAAGGAAATGCTTTTGTTTCAGAGCAATTAGCCGAATTAGAAGCGAAACGAAGAGAATTGATAACCAAATTCAAAGATTTTAAAGACATATCCAACAGAGATTGGGAACCAGATTTTAACCATTTTGATTCGAAGTATTTCATAGCATACGACTATGATTTCAACAGACTGAGAGTATATTGTCAGTACGGAATAGATGGATTTCATATATTTGGTTATTTTCAAAGTGAAAGAGACGCTAAACAAGCTATTGAAATATTTGGTGATGAAATTATCGAGCTATTTGTGGATTGTGAGGGATAGGTAAGTGAAATCATCAACCACAAACCATATTGAATATCTACTCTTTCAACATACTAACAAATTAGGAACTTATGGTTGTAGGGAAGTAAAGATAGGTGGAGTAAAAACAAGACAATTCGTTACCGACAAAAAAGAATTTGTGGACTATATGACAATTACATCGGATGGAAAAATCACTTGTTATGAAATCAAATCAAGTTTGGCAGATATAAAATCGAATGCTAGGTTATCATTTTACGGGCACAAAAACTATTTTGTGATGCCGATAGAATTGTATAACGATATCCGTAATGAATCGTGGTTTTTAAGGAAATTAGAAAACAATGCGATAGGCGTTATATCAGTAAATAAATTTTACGAATTAAAAGTAGTTAAAAAATGCAAGAATAAGAATTTGTCGATAGGAACTCAAACAATACTACTAGAATCGTTTGCCAAATCAACTGCTAGGGATGTAGCAAAGTTGTATCAATTAGAAAAATCGAGCGAAAGACGTTTAAGTTCGAAACAAATCGATGATTTACTAGATGAAATCGTGACGGAAGAATTTGTTGCGAATGCAATAAATGAGTTTAAAGTATTGGAGGATGAGTAATGCCAAATTGGTGTGAAGGTAATATTAAAATAAGAGGAAAGAAAAAGGATGTTATTGCATTCTTAGAAAACGAGATTTTAAAAATGTATATGACTAATCTTTTTGAAGAACCAAAAGCAGAAAATATTAAAATGGAACATGATGGATTTAATTATGTTTATGAATTAGAAGGCGATAAAAACTATCTTTATTTAAAAGATAGCGCACGATGCTTTATAGAACAAAATATAATTGAAATTTATATTTATTCAGATTCAAACAAAGCCCCAACATATCTAACATTAAACATTAAACAAGCGTGGGGAATTGACGAAAAATTGTTTGAAAAGTTAAGCAAAAAATACAATCTAGATTTTAACATTTACGCTAGTGAAAAAGGCATGGAATTTGAACAGTATATCACTATCATTGATGGCAAAATTACAAGAAACGAAACAAAAAAATATGACGATTTTTACTTTGAAGCAATCAATCCAGAGTTAGGAGGTTAAGTAATGAGCAAACTAGAAAAACTTAAGAAAGAAAGAGAAGAACTAGATAAGAGGATTGAAACATTAGAATACGCTGAACGATTGTTTGAAGAAGGAGACGAAATTTATCATGTTGACGAATATGGAAACGTTAATAGTGGAAAGTGGGGTAATTATGCATGGGTTGATGAGGCATTCAGTCAAGGACATATCTTCAGAACTAAACAAGAAGCTGAAATGGAAACAAAGAGAAGAAACCTGCTTACACGATTCAGAGCGTTCAGAAACGAATGTAATGGTGACTGGAAACCTGATTGGGGCAGCTACTTAGACCTAAAAAATTATATTTGTTGTGCAGCGAAAAAAGAGTTAAAAATTTATCGCACAGGAGCTGCAAACGATTTTTGTATTTTCGGATACTTCAAAAATGAACAAGATGCCCAACGTGCTATTGACCTATTTGGAGATGAGATTATCGAGCTATTCGTGGATTGTGAGGGTGAGTAGATGAAAACAATCAGCGAAATACAAGAACATGAAAAAGTAAAAATTTTGGATGTGTGTTGTGGCTCAAGAATGTTCTGGTTTGACAAAAATGAGCCACACACGACATTCATGGATATAAGAAAAGAACAGTTTGAAATTCATGGAAAGAAGGTTAATGTTCAACCAGATATTGTTGGTGACTTTAGAAATATTCCGTTTGAAGACAACCATTTTGACCTGGTTGTATTTGACCCGCCACATTTAAAATGGGCTGGACCTAATTCGATAATGAAAGCCCAGTATGGCCAATTAGACAAGCATACTTGGAAGGAAGATCTTGCAAAAGGATTTGAAGAGTGTATTCGTGTTTTGAGAGTTGGCGGAACATTGATTTTCAAATGGTCAGACTGCCAGGTAAATGTCAAAGAGATTTTAAACGCTATTCCGTTCAATCCATTATTTGGCCAGCAAAGAGGGACAACACACTGGATGACGTTTGTAAAATTTGAGTAGGAAAAGTTTACGACATTGATGAAGATATCAATCAATTTGTGGATTTGGAGTGTGAGTGATGAAAAAATCAGAATTAAAAACCATTCTTGATTATGTTATTTTGAATGAACATGTAAGTGGTGAAGATGTTAGGAAAGTGTTTGATTTAATAGGTTTGTGTGGACCGTGGAAAACAGAAGAAATCAAATTATACTTCGCAGGACTTAGAGAAGGTATGAAGATAGAAAGCGAAGAATATCCATATTGTTTTGAAGAAGAGGAGGAATAATATGGATTTAACGTACAGCTACAAATTCAAAGACTATATCGAATCGCAAAATGATTTAGGGTATCCACAAACAATTTACAAGTTTCCTAACGAGTACGGTGCAAGTGTAATCAAGTTCAATTATATATACTTTGGTATTGAAATTGCAGTTTTATGGTTTGAAAAAAACGGTAATTGGGATATCGATTACAGCACACCGATTACAAACGATGTAATCGGAGGATTGAATGAAGAAGAACGAGATAATGTTTTACAACAGATTTTTGATTTAAAGGAGCTTGGATAATGGAAAGAATGAGTCCAGAAGAACGAATGGTATTAAGACTGATTCCAGTGAGTGATACTCGACGAATTAACAGAGTGGATATTTCAAGTATTACTAAGTTATCGGAACGTAGAGTTAAGAAAGTAATTGATACGTTAGTTAATCGATACGGAATTGTGATTATCGGAGAACGAAACGGAAGAACTGGTTATTATATCCCAGAAACAGACGAGGCACGTAAGGATGGAATTAAAACTATGAGGTCTCAAGCAATCAAAGAATTTAAACGAGTGAGTCGAATTCTAAAAGGAGATTTGAAAGCTCATGAAAAGTATTTAGGAGGATGCAGTAATGATTAATACAGTTGCACTCACAGGAAGATTAACAAACCATCCGGAAATAAAATTTACATCTACAGGAAAAACATACGTTAGATTTAGTTTAGCTGTAAATAGAAATTATAAAAACGGAGATGGAGAACGCGAATCAGATTTTATTAGATGTATTCTGTGGGGAAAAGCAGGAGAAGCTTTTATTAAATTTACGCGTAAGGGTTCACTAATTGGGGTCGCAGGAAGACTCCAAACTCAAAATTATGAAAAAGATGGTCGAAAAGTGTATGTCACTGAAGTCATTGTTGAAAACTTCGCGCTACTAGAATCAAAAGAAGTTACTGAAGCTAGAGAAAACAATTCTATTCCAAGCACTCAATCGAATGAAGTGATTGAATTCAGTGAGGACGACTTACCATTCTAAGGGGGAGTTAAATGAAGCAAGATGAAAAAGCCACAATCGAGGCCGCAACAACAATACTTGAGCAGTACAAGACATTAAAAGCCATAGCTGGAGAAAAATACGTTAGTAAGATTACACCAACGTATTCATTTGAGCCACGATGCTATACAGGAGTTATTCGAAATCCACTTGAAGAGCATATGACTAGACAAGAGGAAGCACTAGAACTTATTGACAAGGTTGATAGTGCAATAAATAAAATTCTTGATCCATACCTTAGACAAGTTTTGATTGAGAGGTATATCAAAAACAACATTAGTAATATCGCGATATACATGGATTTAGGATACTCATCTACAGAGTTCTATAGATTGCTCGATAGAGCTAAACTTCATTTTGCCGAGTATTATAACAATGGCTCTACTTTAAGATATAGAAAAGGAAAAGAAATTGTTGGTATAAATGATTTGATTGATTATTTGGGACAATTATGAGAGTAAGTTGTGATTTTAAAAGAGTTGAAGCAGGTTATAATGTTATTGTGGAAAAAGTGGATAGAGATATTAAATAGCTTGATTGCGGAAACAACAAGCAAAGCCAGTCCTTAAAAAGGTGTATACATGTTAATAGCGTGGACGACTATTAACGAATATCAAAAGCAAGAGCGTACATTAAACTGTGCGCTCTTATTTTTTATCGAAAGGAGAATGCAATGAATTACGTTGAACCGATTCGAGATAAAGATGATATTCAAGCGATGAAGGATTACTTAAGAGAATGGAACGAACGTAATTACATGATGTTCTTACTTGGAATTAATTCCGGATTACGCATTAGCGATATTATCAATCTGCGAGTTAAAGATGTGCAAGGATGGTACATCAAAACAAAAGAATTGAAAACAGGTAAACAACTCAAAAGGAAAATGCCTCCTGTTTTAAAGAAAGAACTGCGGGAGTACATCAAAGGGAAACCACTACACCATTATTTATTTCAAAGTCGAAACGGAAAGAATCAGCACATCAGTCGATGCACTGCATACTTAATTATTAAGATAGCTGCTGACGAATGTGGAATTGATAATGTAGGTACTCACACAATGAGAAAAACGTTTGGTTATCATCAGTACAAAAAGAACAAAGATGTAGCTACATTGATGGAACTATTCAATCATTCAAGTCCTGCAATCACTTTGAAATATATTGGAATTCGACAAGACCAACAGGATAAAGTGATGACTAATTTTGGCTTGTAATTATCAACTAAACATAATGAGGAAACTGTTAGTTCGTTTTGAGATTGAATTAGAAACATTGATATAGCAAATAAATAATCAGAATCATGAATTAAACAGAATATAAGATATGTTTAGTTCAAAGGGAATAATTCCTAGAAGGGAGGTAGGAGATGGTTAGAAAAACATTGAATACATCTCGATGGAAAAGGTTGAGAAATTATGTGATGGCTCGTGACGGTTATCGATGTCAAGAGTCACTAAGATACGGACAATCAGTTCCAGCAGAAATGGTTCATCACATATATCCTGTGAGAGAATATCCGGAACTAGAATTCGTAGCTTGGAATCTTGTAGCACTATCGAACATCCAACACAATAAGATGCATAATCGTAATACCGACGAAATCACGAAAAAAGGAAAAGAGTGGCAAAAGAGAAAAAAACGAGAATTTGAAAAATTTTATTCATCCCCGCCACCTCTTCGATAAAATTTTTTTGAGCTTCGGAAACCGAGGAAAGGAACTTTTTCCAACCGCGCGATAAATTCAGAAAAAGGGGATAAAATCTCAGCTGTATTGGAAAGGAGAACGAGTTTTGGCAAGACCGATTACAAAAAACACAATGAAAAAAGCTACTGTGAAACAAATGAAAAGCCTTGGGACGTACAGGAAAGAATATGAATCTTTGATAGACATTTATGCAGGACTACTATTCCAGTACACTAAGTACGAACAAGAACATGCAGAACGAGATTATCAGGTAGCAGAAATCTATGTGAACAAAGCTGGTGCTGAAAATTACAGAAAAATTCCATTAGTCAATGTATTGGAGACTCTGAGACGAGACATATTAACGTATTCAGATAAGCTCATGTTAAATCCTAAGTCTCTTGGAGAGATTATTGCTCAAGATACTGATTCGTCCATTATTGATATCATGAACAAACTTGGTGGTAAGCAATGAATCCATACGTTCAAAGAGCTATCAACTATGCGAACGATGTAATTAATGGAAAAATAGATTCGTGTGAAGAAAAGATACTTGAAGCTAAACGATTTTTAAGAGATTTAGAAAATCCAAAGTTCTATCTAAACGAGGACGATATTAATATAGCTGTTAATTTTATTGAAAATGTGATAGTTCACTATCAAGGCGAAGATGTCAGTGCAGTAAGCCTTCGTAATACCCCAATGAAACTTCAAGAATGGCAAATGTTCATTGTAGTAAATCTGCTAGGATTCTATAAGACCGGTACTATAGAAACTAGATTTAAAGAGTCTTTGGTTTTTATTCCGCGTAAACAAGGGAAGACAGCTTTCACTGCTTCACTTGCTCTATGTAGATCACTAATGGAACGTAAGAGTTCGTCTAAGTGCTACATCGTAGCAGCTGGAATTAGACAATCGCTAGAAGCATTTGGATTTATGCGATTTAATGTAGACCGTTGGCATGATAAACATATCAGTATTAAAGATAATAATTCAGAGCATTCCATTACTGGCGAGTTTGGTAAGGAAGGCTCTTTCTTTGTACAAGCACTTGCAAACGATGAATCTCGATTAGATGCATTGAATGGAAACTTCATTATCTTAGATGAGGCACACACTATGCGTAGCTCTAAGAAGTACGGAAAGATGAAGAAGACATTAAGTGCGTATCGAAATAAGCTGTTATTTATC